GAACCTTAAAAAGAGCGTGCGGTATCTCGGCGGTTCTGGCAACCAACTTACCGTTGCCGTCATCAACTTTCATTACCGAGGTCAAAGGAAAGTGGCGCATATTGTAATTTGCTCCCACAACTTCCTTATCATCTTCAATCAGCCTGCCTAAGACTTGAGCGTCAAAACACATATCGCTATCCACAAAAAACAGATAATCATAACCTTTTAAAATGGCGTGGTCGGCTATATCTTGGCGGTTCTTATGCAGATAACAGCCCTGTTTAATCATCAGGTCAGCAGTCGGATACATTTTAGCCAAAGAATATAGGGTCGCTGTCGTCTTGGCTCGTATATAATCAGTTGAAATAACTCCAATTAGTATTTTCATAATTATTTTCAATCCCTTACCCGCTTTTTAAACGGGTAAAGAGTGCCAACAATTATTTAGCTTTATGAACCGTTACCGTAAATTTACCATCAAAGGTATTAGTTGCTTCAGTAAAAGCTCCTGTATAAACAGAAGTTACCAGGCAGGTAAAATACGGATAATTCGGGTTAAGCGTGACTTTTGCTATTGTTCCAGCATCAACCATTCCTCCAAGCGCGGCAGTTAGATTATTTTCTAAAATGCCTTTGCTTGAAGTGGCAATTGAATTTGTAGCCGTGCTAAGCAATTCAACGGTAGGAGTAGATGCTCCGTTAGTTCCGTCCGTAGCCGATACGCCGCAATCAACCGAGAAGGTTGAAGTAGCCACTCCGGTAACTTCTAACCTAACCATATCAACGGTTGATGTAGCCGAAGTATAACCGTATCCGCTGTTAGTAGTTCCTTTAATAACTACATCAGTAGCGGTTGAAGTTGCTTTCTTAAAAGGGCTGGGGAAGGAAACTATGGTTGTAGTAGCATTTTGAAAGCTACCCGATATAGTCGCCGTGCAACCGCCGCCGGTGCACACTATGCTCGGTAGGTTGGTAGCATCGGAAATAGCTCCTAAATTCTCTTCAGGTTGAATATAATCTTGAATAACCTGAGGAGATTGAGCCTCTATATAATCGCCCTCTACCACTACCTTTGGAGCGTTATAGCTGTCGTAAGCCTTAACTACGCCAAATCCAGCGATAATTAAAGCTAAAGCGATAACTCCAACTAATAGAGGAAAGTTAGCTTTTTTCGTTTCGTATTTTTCAGGATTTTGTTTTTTGTATGCCTCTTCAAAAGCTTTTTGTTTTTCTTTAGGTGTTAAGCTGGCGTTATCAATATCGCCGCTAACCGGTGAAATGTCTACGCCCGTCTCAACAACCCCGTTTTTTCTCTTTCTCATTTATTTAAGTTAAGAATTAGTCTTATGAGGGGAGTAGAGAATAAATAAACCCAAGTCGGTGGAGGTGGATTTATCTACCCTCAATTCCCCTCATAAGTAGGGGTTAGGCAAGAGTTATGTCCACCAATAAAGTTCTCTTAGGCGCAAAAATACCAGCGCCCACATTACCGTAGCAAACGACTTCTTTGCCGGTCTTGGCGGTTACATATTTTTCCTCATACTGCACGCCTCTGGGGGCAAGATAATTAGCCGCTCCTTTAACGCCGAATAATCTGTGTCCTGAATTAGTGGCGGTTAAAGTTCCGATAGTTGCGGTTTGGAAAGTGCCGGTTCTAACGACGTGAATATCCACACCCATATAAGAGCCCATTTTGCCATTATTCAATACCGCATCTGCGAAGCTAAAGCCTTGTCCAGCTCCAGCTTGTAAGAAGCCTGGCATATCGGTATTCTCAATAACTAAGAATAAAGCCGGATAAGCCGAAGCATAACCCATTACCTTGGAAATCAGGTTAGACATTATCTCAGCGATATTAGTCGCTGTGGTAAAGCCGCCCGTCGGGGTAGTGTAAGCTCCGGTCGCAATATCCGTTATCTTATTTAAAACAAAGCTGTCAATGCCTACCGCAATGGCGTAGGTCATTTCATCAATTCTATTAGCGGTTAAATCTACTCTGGACATCGTCTGTTCAAATTCGTAGATATGTTCGGCGTAAGTTACTTGGTCGGTTACCGAGATAGCGTCATCGGTCGTAGTGAAAGCAGTTACCGAGTAGCTTCCCGCAATAGTCGCTACGGTTGCCGAAGGCTGATTGCCGTAGGGGTTAGATAGATATTTAGCGTCGCTTCTATCTACTGTGCAAATTTTTTCGCACACTAAAGCGTTTCTTAAATTCTTTTCCAACGATGACTGAAAGTATTTTATGCGCCATACTTCAGACAAAGTTGAAGTTCCGATTGTATTAATACTTTTGACTCTCCTTGCAAACAATGTTTAATAGTTTGCAAACGAGCACATTAGTTAGTTAGTCACCGACTAACATTAGTGCCCACCGAAACACTAAGCTCTCTTTGCCTCCGCCTTCCTCGCTTCAAATCTGGCTTCCACTAACTTAGCAATATCCTTATCATCTTCTGATACTTTGCCGTCAGCGAAATCCTTTAAGACTTGGTCGTGAGTTGGTGTGGTCGCGCCTCGCCTGCCTCCGCCGGTATTAGCGGCCTGAGCTGACTTGCGATTCTCTTCCTTATCCTTTAACAAAGTTTGTATCATCGGAGTTTTCTTGGCTTCCGCAACAGAGATGTTTTTAAATTTAGCATATTCGGTTACATCGTCAACATCTTCATCGTGGACATCCGCTAAAGCTCTAATGTCTTGTAAAGAATAATCGGACTTTTTAGGAGTGTCGTCTCCTTTTGACTTTTTAGCCAAAGCCTCGGCTTTCTCGGCGCGAACCTTATAATTTTTAGCCAGCTCTTCAGCTTTTAACGCCTTATCAGCTTTCTCTTTTAAAGCCAGAGTTTCTGCCTCTAAAAGTTCTTGCTGTTTAGCGTCAATCGCCGTCTGTTTATCCTCATCGGATAAATCAACTAAGCTGTCTTGAAAATCAGTATCCGCGTCTAACTTTTCCTGAATTAAGGTGTTCAGTTCACCATTGTTTATAAGCATAGATTTGTTTTTTAGGTGGACAATCGCCACCAAATTATTATTTATTGCTATTTTGTTCTCTTTTTCTCGCTGTTTCCTCGGCAGTTTCGCCAGCCAAACCTGCTAAACCTCTTAATTCATCAAGGTGTTTTTCAAAATAAGAAGCTAAAGTATTACGAGCGATTAAGGCAGTTCTGATAAAATCTATATCTAAATCCATATTGTTCGTAAAGTCGGAAAATTTTACAATCTCTTTTAATTTTTTGCCTGCTAATAACTTTAATTGCTGGTCTATATAATCAATAGTAATTCTGTTGGCGTTAATAATTACTTTAGCATCGTCTTTTGACTTTTCATCAATTTTTGTAATCATCCATAAATCAACTATCTGCCAAAGTGGAGCATCGCCGTCAATCTCCGGTAAAAAGGCCTTGCGTAATACCGCCATTAAATCTTCATTGCCTCTAAAGCTTAAAAGCGTTACTTCTTCCGCGTCGCTCATCTTGAGCTGTAAAAAGTGCTTTCTTAACGCTTTGAGCAAATCAATTCTCTCGGCGAAGGTGTTTTTAATCAGTTCCAATTCTCTATCTGTGTATCTACCGTTAGGCATAATTGTTCTGGCATTATCTGCCACCGACTTGGTTGTCATAGATTTATATTTAATTATTTAGTTATTGAGTTGCCATTACCGGAGGCATCGCTTGAGCCATCAGCCGTCTGTTTAATCTCTACAGGGCTGACATCGCCAGTTCGGGTGAGCAGTTTGTCAAAGACAATTCTTTCTTCGCTGGTCATCTGCCTGCCTTGCAAGCCCATTAAGAACTGCAGAACAGTATTGTAAGTTGCCATCGCCGATGCCGTGTCAACCTGCTCGCCCGTTATGTCTACCTCGCATTCCCATTCTAAATCTTTAAAAACTTCTTTCCAAGTCTTGTCGGGAACATCGGACGGGCTAATAAAGCGTTGATTGCCTTGACTGTCCAATTCGTTTTTAACTTCGCTTTGTGCCGTCATATTATCCATTGGCTCATTGGCTGGGTCGTAAATCTGACCTGACAAAATAACACTCTTTTTCTTTTCATTAACCATTTTAATAACATGATTAGGCGAATATAGGCTGTCAATTTGCTTTAGTTGGTGAGCTTCCAGTATTGCTGATATTTCTTTAGTGGTGTCAATTTTCTTTTTAAGGTAAGGGATAATAAACTTAATCAACATCTGTTCAATAGCTAAACCCTTATTTTCGGTCATTAGTTCAAATAAAGACTGGCTCTGCTGTATAATCGCCTCCTGAAGCCTCCAGGCCGTGCCTGACGGTGGATTAGCCCCTCTCTGGGCTTCGGGTGTGTTGGTAATCTGCGCTCCCAACATCTGCCATTCTCTGCCGTTGTTTTGCAAAGCTGTAATATCCGGTGAATTATTAAGTCTGGTAATCGGCTGGTTAAGCGCGTGAATAAGCACCTGTCCATTTTCCAAATCAGTCAAAACATTATGCCCGATAAGATTGCCGTCCGAGGTCTGATGAAGCATTTTAGAAGCCAGATCTAAGTGGTCTTTAATCGCTTTCTGCGTGTGATTAACCATCCATTGTGCCTGAAAAAGGTGTTCTACCGCCCCAATAGCCATTGTCCGTCCGTCCTCTTTAATTAAATGGTCTATTTGATAAGGGTCTTTAGCTTCCTTACCAGCGTAGAGAGTGTAATCGTCAAACTCCGCCAAATCGCCGGTTTGAGGTTTGTCTTTCTTTTGTAAAAAAGTAATAACTTGTATTTGCTGGACAAAGCCATCTTTATCCGCCTCTTTGCCTGTAAGGTAAATTAAAGGCATCTCGCCGTGGACTTCGTAGATAGGTATGTATTCGCTCTTGTTATCCTTTTTCTGCCCGTCCATAGTCTTTCTTGGTTCTAGGTTGTCTAAGAGTTTTTTAACCAATTCTTTATCGTATTCTTTTTTCTGTTTGAGCTGAGCCGGTGTCAGCCAAAGTTTTTCAATTTTTATGTTGTTTTCAAAATCAACGGCATCACAAATCAATCTATTCCAATGAATTATTTCGCAATGCAGTTCGCCATCCTTTTCTACAAACTTAGATACTGCCGAGCCATAGCGAGAGAGAGTTCTGCCCCAATCGTTTAAAAAAATACCAAAAGCTGACTTCCGCATCCATTCCTGTAAGAGAATTGAGGCCAGAAAAGCAATCGTAGTCTGCCCTCGCTTAGTGGCCTTAATCCTGATGTTCTTGCGGTCTATATCCGTAGCTCTAAACCAAATATTAACCGCCGCCGTTACGATATTAAAAAACGGCTTATCACGCCCCTGAGAGTCGGTTTCGCCGCTGGTATGTTTAGAGTTTAGATATGCTTCAATCTTTTCTACATTTTCCCGTAAATTAAAAGACACATACTTGGATATTTGTGTTTCACCGACTATCTCGTTAGCCTCCATTTGTCTGATAACTTCAAACAAAGTTTGGGTTTCCATAATAAGTAATCACCGACTATTAAATTAGCGCCAAGTAATTGTAGTAGAAGCTACAGTTCCAGTTCCCCAAATAGCCAATAAGCCGTCAGAAAATACCGTATCATAGGTGTAAGTTCCAGCCGCCTGGCTCGGAGCTATATAAGCCAAAACCGGCAAGGTAGAAGTTGCCTTAACTCTTAAATTAACATTGGTAGTAGTGGCGTCGTAAAATGTTATCGGAGCAGTACCCAGTAAATTAACCACTATTGAACCGAAAGTTCCAGCTCCGGTTTTTATTAAAGGATTAATATAATCAGTGGATGTGGCAGTAGTATAGTGATACTCGCTCGCTCTCGCTACGCTACCAACCGGCTGTTCCTCCGGCTGATTAAGATTGAACCCAATCACTCCGGCTAGAATTAACAGAACCGCACCGACTATAACTGCTAATGTTTTCATATTGTTTAATTATTATTTAGATGAATTTTGTTTATTATTAAATCTATTGATTTGAAGTTGGAGGGATTGCTTTTCGGTTATGCCGTGGCTGGATTTGTTAGTCTGTAAAACATATCTTAAGGCGTCAAGCAAGTGGTCGTTCTCTTTTATCGGTATCTCCGGGCTGGGATTATCAGGTCGCTTCTCTGGGTAAGAGTAAGTTTCAAACTCCCAAATTAAATTTATACATTGCTTATTAACTTTTAACCTGCCCTGTTTTAATAGCTCCCTTATACGGTCTATACCGTTTTTAATGCTGTCCTTGCCCTTAATAACCTCCATACAATTAACTCCGGCACGGTTTAATTCAACTATTCTTTCAGGTGCTTCGGGGTCAGGGTAAGTTTGATTGGCCTTAAAAGAAAGAGCGGTTTCAATTATCTGGTCATTGGTCTGATTGGTTTTATACCATTCACTCTCAGCGTAATAATTGCCGTGTATATCTCTTAACACTAATATCATTGCCGTAGGATTGGTAAAGCCAAAATCTATGCCCAAAAACCTGTCTAATATCGTGTAACCCGGTAGCTTGTCGTAAGTGTGATTAACTCTGGTAAACTCTTTATAAACCAATCCTTCGGTCTTTCTGAAGTCGGCCATATACTCTTGGGCGAACCTATCTTCGGTCAATTCCTGTTTAGCTTTATCTAATTCATCTACCGGCAAAAACGGATTATCGTAACTGGTAAAGTGAAATGACTTGTAATCCTTATCGGTCGCTTCAAGGTTGTATAGGTCATAAAAGTGATTAAAGCCGAATGGAGTTGATATAAATAATGCCTTTCCCCTCCTGTCAGTCAAACACGGTCTCAATACTTCTTGCCAACTATGCCAAAATGATTTATATTGAGCGACTTCATCTAATACTATAAAATCAAAATATTGCCCTCTAAGAGTCTCTACATTATCCCAAGACCTTAAAAATATTTTGCTCTTTCCACTAAATATATTTGAAACTTCAACCTCTAACCTGGTTTCGTTAAACCCTTCAGCTATATTTTTTAATCGTCTCTTTAACTGTTCTAAGGCGATATCTCTCGCCGATTGAAAGGTTGGTGCTATATACACAACCTTTGCATCTTTTAAGTTAGTTGCCCACCAAATCATTTCTTCAACTGCCAATATAGTTTTACCAAATCTTCTCCCTGCCAATAAAACTCTAAATCTATGATTATCCTCAACTATTTTTTTCTGTCTTGGGTGTAATATCATATCCTAAATTGTTGAAAATATCGTGCATAGCACCTAACCATTCTTCAAAAGTATGGTCAAGTTTTAAATAATTACAAACCTTGCAACATGCTACAATATTATCTCTTTCGTATCCCCTTGAGCTGTCTATTCTATCAATTCCCAATAGGCCGTCATTATATCCGCAATATACACAAGACGATTTTATTTCTTTCTCAAACTCTTCTAATGTGAGGCTGAAAGTGCTATTTTTTGTTACTGCCCTTGATTTATATCTGCTATATTGAGCCTTAACTGGATTAGAGTCTTTCCATATTTTAGCCTTTTCTATCATCTCACGCTGGTTATTAACATACCATTTATGAGCCTTTTCTTTTAAATAATTTAACTTTGACTCTCTAAATTTCCTATCATATTCTCTTTTGATTTGTTTATTAATCGAAGAAGAGCCTTTAAGTTTTGCTTTTTCAAGAGCTTTGTCACGATTATTTTTATACCACTCCTTCGCTCTTATCCGAGCTTTTTCTGTTTGTGTCATCTTTTTTTTGAAATGAATTATCAAAAAGTATTTGTAAAGACTCTCCATTGCTGGTAACATCCGTATCTTGCTTAGGGTTGCCCTCTCCCATTTTCCAAATATCTATTCCGGAAATTTTATTATCTTTAATCCATTGTTCTTTTTCTTCATCTGTCATACCTGAAAATTTAGCACGAACATAATCCTTCAAAGTATTTTTGGGACGGCCACTCCCTGGAACTTTATTGTGCCCAGTTTTAAATGTTCCGTCTGTATTTCTGCCAATATTATCCAATTCCTGTGGATTTTCAATTTTATCTTTTACTTCTTCCATTTTATTTAATATTAGCTAATCTTTAACCTTTTAAAAGCCTCTTCATAACTTATTATTCCCCCATAAAGCCCGCTTGCCAAAGCTCTGGCGCAATTTACTCTGGCTTCGTTTTGCTTATTCTTATCCTTGGTATATTTATTTACTATTCTAAGTTGCACACGATATGCCATTAATTCTTCAGCTAATCTAAAGTTATCATCGCTTAGATATTTCTTCTCCCACTCATCGGCGCCGATTTTATTCTGTCTTTCTAAATGACAGACTTCGTGAACATAAATGTCCGGCGGCAAGGGGTGATTTGAATAAATATCCCCCTTATAAGCGAAGACGGTTTTATTGTCCACTTTAAATTTGGCTTTGTATTGTTTTAAATAAGGAAACTCTGATTGTTTTTTAAAAACCATTACAATTTTATTATCAATTTATAATAAAGGACTAACAACCCGATACAAAATAAACTTGTAGAAATTAGGACAATGTAGTCCATAATTCAACGGCTATAAAACTTGCCTATTTGCTTCAGCGCCTCGAACTTCTGCTTAAAATCCTCAATTGAAGTTGCCTTTAAGGTAAGTGCTGGCTTAACTTTTTGCTTCTTGGCTTTACGCATAAAAAAAATTCCGCTCATAAGTTGCAAAATATACCGTTGTATATTATAAACAGCTTACAGGCAGAATTTTGTTTTAAACTCCTAAAGTTTAGCATATCCCCCTAATTATGGCCACGAGCAGGGGTTTCCTGCTTTCCTTTAGCCTTTAACCGAAGTTAAAGACTTAGGCTTAATTACATAATAACATATTATAATAATCCGTCAAACTGTGGATATGTGGATAAGTATTTTAGCCGACTACCATTTTCATTAAGGTTTTACACTTGACTTTAAAAATTACCTATGTTAAGATGATATTAAGAAAATCCTTATGCCACAAATTAACACGGTCAAATTTAAAAATAAGAAATCTCATAACTACCAAAAAGGTGTGGCACTTGACCGTGTTGCCTTTGGAAGTAGTTATGAGGTTTTTTAGTTTTAAATTTATGAAGACTTGGTTTAAACACGATTACAACGCCAGAAATGACGAAAAATTAGTTAATCTTTCTATGAATGAGGGTTTAGAGGGTTTAGCTGTTTATTGGTGCTTGATTGAAATGCTATATGAAAATAATGGTTCATTAGATAATAACTGCGAACGCATAGCATTCGCATTGCACACGGATAAAGACAAAATAAGCAGAGTTTTAAATAACTTTTCCCTGTTCAAACTTAATAAAAAACAAAACATCATCTTTTGCGATAGAGTTTTATCCCAATTAAAAGAGATGGACAATATATCAGAAAAAGCCCGAATTGGTGCTAAGGTTAAATGGAATAAATATTATGCGAACGCAAAGCAACCGCAATGCGACGGCAAAGCGAACGCTATGCAGATAGAGAAGAGAAGAGAAGAGAAGAAAGATAAGATAGAATTGCAGGCAGAGCCTGCGGATAATATAAACCCCTTAATAAAAGAATTTGAAGAATTAAATCCAACCATTAAATATAATAATACCACCCAACGAAAGGCTTGCGCCGAACTAATAGCCAAATTTGGATATGAAAAGGTTATTGCCACGCTAAATTATTATAAATCTATTAAAAATGAGAAATTTAGCCCGACCATAACCACACCCTACATGCTTCAGCAAAAAATGGGGGAATTGCTAAATTTTTATAATAAATCGCTTAATAAATCTAAAACAATAATTTTATAAATTTATGTATTTAATCAAAACCTACACCAAGGGCGAGTATGAAATTA